CAGTAGATCTTTTAATTCTTAAGGTGTTTGCCATGTTAGAAGTTTCCTCCGTCTACTAAGTTTTCGACAGTGCGTGTTTGATCTGCCTTAAATGTACCACTAGTTGAATCAAAATACACTACTGAATTATTGACCTTATTAGAGTCATTTAAGGAAGTACCTGTAGCTGCAAAAGCTGGTCCCTGTGGTCCTTGAGTTGCAACAGTTACAACATTCGTATCACCATTTACGGTGACAGTATTTTTGTCAGTGGTGATGTTTACTGAGGTCATGTAGCTGTGTAACCTTCACTCATAAATATTGTACCCTCTAAATAATATTCTCGATTGCCACCTGCATCAATTAATAACACATCATATTTTAAAATTTCGGGTGTAAAAGTCGCTGTCTGTGCGTCTGTCAAAGTAATACTCACCGATCCAGCAACTCTATCAGTATACGCAACAGAGAAGTCAGCAAACTTTGTGGTGCGTGTTTCTTCCCAAACCTGTGCTGCAACAGTAAAACCTGTAAGGTTGATAGCATTATTATTACCATCCTTAAATACCAAAGGAATGGTATGATCCGACCTTCTTTGAAGGGTAAAGTTATAAGTACCTGGTTCGATTGCCATAATTAAACTTTTATTACATACATCATAGCTATGTTGCGTGGTCTGGTTTCAGAACTGTTTGACGTTCCACCTCGGTTGCTTTGGTTAATGCTTGTAGAGGTTGAAACAGATATGCCTGTGCTATTACTGTTTATACGATTTGCTGTTCCGCTATCTTTCAAGCCAAAAGCACCACCACTACTTATAATATTTCCCTGATTAAAGTTCATTGTATGTGTATGACCTGGGTCAGTAACACTTGAACTTGAGGAGGCACTAACAGCGTGATTGTGTTGAGGGTGCTGATGACTTTGGGAACTCGCAACACTTCTTCCCGAATCAACACCTCTACCATTATCAAAACCTCTTATAAATTCACCTCTTAAATCGGGTACTTTGAAGGTAGAACTATTGCTTGCACCATATTGTGTTCCAATAACAGCAAACAAGGCAGCAAATGTTGTTCTACTTACTGATTGACCATTACATTCTAAATAACCAGAAGGTACAGAAGCTACAGCAATACAGAATACTGCTCCACTTGGTACTCCAGCTACAACTTGAAATGATAGATTACCAGAACCATCAGTCTGCATAAATCCACCACTGACAATACTTGAAGGTAAAGTAAGATCTACATTTCCTGATAAAGAACTAGGTGACTTTAAAGAAACAAAAGGAGCACCACTTGAATCTTGAAATCTTATTGCTAAAGCGTCTTTTAAATCTAAACCATTATTACTAATTAAAACTCTTTCTACTCCTGCTGTAGAAAAACCGATTGTGTTAGAAGCTGCTCTGTACATTCCTGTATCTGTATCGGTATCAAACGAATATGATGGAGATGCTGCACCTGTTCCATCATGCCCCAAAATATTACCTGTCATTGTGCCACCTGCTCTAGGAAGTAATCCTAGATTTGCTTCATCAACAGAACCAATGGTGGTAAATCCGTTATTTGCTGCATTTCTTATTTTTAAATTATTATTATCTGCTGTATCTGCATAGAACATAAACTGTTCTGGATTTGATGGATCTGAACCACCACTATTGCAAGTCTTTATCGCTTCGAGTATTGCATTTATGTCGCTACGGACAGAAGCTCCTGATGCGTTCGCTACATTAAAATCGGAAACTTGTGCCATGAATTACTAATTACACCCCTTTACCATATCCTACAGCCGAAAAAGTAAAAGATCTATCTACAAAACTAGAACCATTTTTAATATTGACAGTAAATCCTGTGCCAGAGACATTTGTTATGGTAAAAAAGTCTCCTGATTGAGCATTTTGTATTGTTATACCTACAGTTGGTAAGAAAGCGTTTGCTCCACCTAGACCAGTAGCTCCTGTAAAGAATGGTGAACCAAAAGTAACTGCCTTCGCTGAAGTGCCAGAAGATTGTGGTGCGGTAGATGTACTACCTCCTGTCTGATAATTCTGTTCAGTTCTTGATTGAAACTCTGCTGTATATCCTGCCTGTTGTACGTTCATGTTTTGTGAGACATTTGTTGTCTCAAGCACTAATTTAAACTTAAACCTACGGCCTTTAAATGTTCCATTGGCAAAATTATTAAATGCACCAAAACTTCCTGATGCTGTCTGAGATGTTGCTACTTGTATTTGACAGTTTGCTTCATCTGCCGATGCACCATCAAAATTACCATTAATTGCATAGTCGTCCCAAAAAGATCCACTAGGGATTAGAGTTTCTATATCTGTTCCTATAACAAACCCAACAGAACGTATAACTCTTTTTAAATCAAGAGAAAATACAGCACCTAAATCTAAAATATCTTTAAAAGCATATTCTCCTGTTGCATTTGTAGCTGGATTCGTAAGTTGCAAAGCACTTGTTAAATTATTAAATGTTGTATTAGTATCTGCACCTTGAAATGGAGGATTATCTAAATCTTCTCTATCCTGTAATATTACCTGAGTATCTATGAGATCAGGCAAATCTTGAATTATAGAAGCCTCACCAACACTAAAGTTTCCCTGGTCGTCTTGAAATTTAAGAATATACTCGCCTTCTAAAGATGGCACAACAACATCTGTAGTATTACCAGCTAACGCAGTGACAAGATCGACTGAGTTTTGAAATGTACCGCTACCATCTGTCAGATTACTGTGTCTAACATAAACTCTTCCTCCATGAAGAACATCAGGATCTACAGCTTTTGTCCATCTAAGTCTTACTAACTTATTAGTGATTGGTTCCATAGATAAATTCTGAACATTACTAGGCGGATCTGTTTTACCTACAGCGTTAAAAGTTATATCACTCGATGTAGCTGATAATTTCAATGCTGCATTATATGAAAAAACCCTAAACTCATACGTTCCAGCTTCAGTATTTAATAACTCAAAGTCTGGTCTGAAAACAATTTCACTTACCCAGTTTGTGTTGTTAAATCTATACTGAACAAGATACTGACTAACACCTGTAACAGATACCCAAGATAGTATTAATTTTGTAACAGCAAGAGCATTTATAACAACAATTCTTTCTGATGCCTGTAAGTTTGCTGGTGGATCTTTTGGCTCATTAAGTAACGAAATATTTCTGGCAGGTAAACTTATACCTTGTTCAATATTGTTATATTTACCCTCAAGATAAGTAAGGGCTGTTAAAGCGAAATTAATGCCATCTTGTTCTTCAACAGTAATAACTCTAAAAGTTTGTGCTTCTAAAGTTGAACTTTGAACGAGCCAAATGCTATTCACATTTGGTGTTGCAGACAAAGCAGAATCTAAACTGATTACTCCACTTGTAACGCTAAGTATATTTTTTGTTTCTACCGATCCATCAGGTAATATAACGCTGCACTTTTTATTTGTACCAGTAAAGGTATCAAGATCCGTTGTATTATCAACTGTTATCGCAGTAGTTGTAGCAGATTTTATACGGCCACTTCTACGCTCTCCACCTCTTACTGGATCATTGATAGAAATAACAGATCCAGGTCTAACTATCGCTCCAGCATCTATTGATGTTGTAAAACTGACTACTTCAGTTTCCTGTTGTTCACTAAATAAAATTGCTTTACCTAATCTTTGAGCCTGACCACGGGACGTACAGGCAAATGCTTTTACATCTTTCTTAATTATTCCTAATTTGTTTTGAGCAGTAGTATCTTCTACAACTTCATAATCTATCTCTCTGCTATCCATATTGAAATAGCTGACATTTATTACCGTATGTCTTTGTTTTAAGCTACTTCCTGAGTAACTGAACCCACCTTCACCTACATTCGCCAAACTGAATAGATAGCTTGGATCGGTAGGTCTATCCTGTGAAATGGTTACAGAACCTTCAGACCAGATAGGGAAACATCTCATTACTCCTGCTAGTTCGTTTATTAAAGTAAATGCTTCTGTTGATCCCTGTATATTTACATTGCAACTAAATCTAGCTTCCTGCCCTCCAAAGCCATCATCTACTAACTCATTGGCATACTTACTAGCAGCAATAAAACTGAATAAATCTAAGTTGCTGTCTGTAATATGCGTTCCAAATCCGTACCTTTCAGTTGTGAGGAGGTCGAGTAATATTAGACTTGGACACGAGCACCATTGAGCAGCACCCATTGTTCCATTAAATATGTAACCACTTGGATAAATTATTCTTCCTGTTTGTAAGTCAACAGTAGGAGTACCAGAACTGGAAGCACCTGCACCTGGGATTCTTACTTTTACACCACGAATACGGAAAGCTCTTTTAGGTATAGAACTAAACTGTTCAGAATCTATCCTCAGATTTGTATAGGCACTATTTAAATATCTTTGTTTATCATCGACAATCTCACTAATACTTGTCCATGTAAAAGCATCAATAAGATTTGATGATGTGCTATCTGCGGTGACTCTTACAACTCTAATATCAACAGGAAAAGAACCTGTAAAGGAAACACGATATTCTTTCTGGTACGCATCAGCAGTTCTACCTGTAATCGTGTCGTTGATTACGTCTGTGAAACCACCGCTATTGTATTGAACTTGTATTTTTAGGTTGACAGAAGAACCTAATAAATCACCCTCATCTGTAGCTTTTTGTAGCTGCGAAAATGTAATCGTAACTTTTGCAGCATCAACAGCAGTATTTGTTATCTGACGAGTGACAGGAGAAGAATTTGTAACTGTAACTCCAACACTTGATGTAGATTGACTACCTTCTATACCTGGAACATGAGTTTGACTTGATGTTCCAAAACGAGGAGTAAAGCCTACATTTTGAAAGTTAAAATCTGCTGTTTGTGGACTTGTATTGCTGGCACTTGCATTGAGAATAGGAGTATCGTTTAAAAATATGTCTTTTAATGCAGCATTGTTATAAGCTGTAGATCCTTTAGAAAGACCTGCTTTTGAGGGAGTAGCAAAACCCTCTATCTCTCCTTCAGAAATAAGATCCTGTATTGATGCAAACTGTCTGCTATTTAATGTATCTGGTGCTCTGGTAGGAGAAGGTGGAGTTGGGGGAGGACCACCTGCTCCTCTAATAATTTTATCCGTCATGCTGATACCTGATTAGTGTCAATTCCTGCTGAGATAACAACCGATCCTGTGACTATCTCTCCGTAAACTATTGGATGGCTAGTTCCTGCACGGCTAGTATTTTGCACCCCAGAAAAACTAAATGATATTCTAGGATCTTGTTCGTTACTGAACTCTTGTGGCTTTGGCAAAGGAAATAGTATATCAGAAACTCCCGATATCGCTAAACCTACACCTAAATTCATCGCAAAATTACCCATAAAAGCCCCAATCTTGCCACCTCCGAAAGCTAATCCAGCCTCAGAGAATAAAGCTCCGAAACCACCTCCTGACATTATTGACGCTCCAATTAATAACCCACCTAATAATAATTTTCTAGTGCCTCCACCAGCACCAGTAATGACAGGAACAATACTAATGTCAGATTGTCCTATTGGATTATGTATATCTTCTTCACCTATCTCATAATCATCAACTAATACCTGATAATAACGATCTGCCATGTGTGCTTCCAACCCTGGAAAGTTACTAACTAAAAACCTCATGGCATCAGCAGTAGAAGTTATTACTGCATCTAATTCTTTATGTCCAACAAACTCTGCCAGTTCTCCGTAAAGTCTAACTGTTCTGAGCATAACGATACCTCTTACCAGTACATTTTAACAACCACTCAGAATATGGTTCTCTACAAGATAGTCTATCTGCTAAATGATGTAAAACCATATCTCCAAGAAAAATAGCTACATGATTTAAAGTTGGGTGCATGATAGACATTAATAATACATCTCCCTTCTCTAACTTCTCATCGCTTCTAAGTTCTCTAAATCCTGTTCTCCACGCATAACTTTCAAACAAAGGATCATCTAAAAACTCCTGTGGAGTCATATTTCTTTCATAATCTTTCAATTCAATATTCTTTTCCTGTTTATACCAATCTCTTACTAATGACCAACAATCAGTAACACCCCAGACCCACGGACGACCCAACAAATCTGGAACGTAACCTTCTGGAATACATTCTCCCCACTCCTCTGTTTTTGGGTTAACAATATGCCACGGAAGTTTACTATGCTCACAACTGATACGATCAGCCTGACTAGGTACAGGAGGTGTAATTGGGTGACTATGAACTACAGCTATAATCTCACCTGTCTTATCTGCATTTACATAGTCTTCTGGATTTAAAATAAAGTGCTGATGATCTGTAATAGCTAAATTTTCACAAGGAAAATATCTCTGCTTACCTCTGACATTAAGAAGTAAACCTACAGATTCTTTTGGGTCTTGGTCTTTCGCATGAACCAACGCATCATCTCGCCAAGTCATTGATTAAACGTACCAATAGAAGGAAACAAAGCACGAGTAC